TATAATATGAAAAAGAAAAAATAATGGGATTTAAACTAGGATCAAGAAAAGGTAATTATGCTATTCGCGGTGAAATTAAAACAAAAATGCGTTTTGGCGTAGATGCCGGTGATGAATCTTCGATACCTGGTACACCTGTTATAAGAAAGCCACTAGACGAAGGTATACTAGGTGAGGCAAACATGGATGGTAGTATATATATAAGTGATAAAATAATACCAGGTAGTCAAGAAGAAAGACAAGTGATAAACCATGAAATGCGTCACTCTACAGATATGAAGCTTGGTAAACTTGCTTATACTGATGATAGTGTAACATATAATGGTAAAGTATATCCAAGACAAACTATAAATGGTAAAGATATGATAATTGTAGATGGTGTTGCGAGAGAAGCGGGTAGCGAAGATTTCCCGTGGGAAAAAGAAGCTAATAACAGAAACGAAAACGGAACAGTATAATATGTGGAGCTTATTTAAAGATAAAAACGAAATTAACGAAAAAAATATAGTAGGATTTGCATCTTTTGTGGTAATGGTATTATTTGCTATAGCAGATCTTGTAACTAGTTTTATATTCGTAGATGGAGAACTAGTAATAAATGAAGTAATATATAATTCATTTGTTTGGGTAACACTAGGATGCTTTGGTATCAGTTCGTTTGAAAAAGTAAAAAACAAATAATATGTTAGGTAAATTATTTTCTGGTGGAGCGGCAGACCTTGTGAAAGGAGTAGGTGGTGTTATAGATAATTTACACACATCAAAGGAAGAGAAGTTAGAGGCAGAAAGAAAAATAAAAGAATTAATTGCTAACTACGAAGTTGAAATGGAAAAAAATATTACAGCTCGTTGGGAAGTAGATTTAAAATCTGATTCATGGCTTAGTAAAAATGTTAGGCCAATGGTTTTAATATTTTTAATAGTATGCACCATGCTATTAATATTTATTGATGCTGGTGCATTAAAATTTAACGTAAAAGATTCTTATATAGACCTTTTGCAATTAGTATTAATAACTGTGATTGGCGCTTATTTTGGCGGTAGATCACTAGAAAAAGTAAAAAAATAAAAAAATGATTTCAAGAAATAAAATTTTAAAAACAGTAAAACCAGATATTATTCATACGTTTGCGGGTGCTAGTGGTGGTAATGATATACTTTTTAACTGGGTACCAATAGAAATACCCGTAGGTTGTGTTGAGTTAAGATCGCTATTTTTTACGTTAATAGGTATAAACGGTAGCACTGGTAATAATTCGGATATAGAGCTTTACTTTGCTAAAGGTATAAACAGCGTTGCACCAGCTGATTTAACTGCTCATGCTGCTAGTTCAACAGCTATTGCGGCTACATTTAGAAGAAACTTAATAGGTTTTTTTGCTATAGACGCGTCAGAAACTATGTTAAATGGAGACACTACTTATAATACATATCAAGCTGGTGGTAAGGCTGATGGCGGTGATTATGTAGGTGACGGAGGTTTTACTGTATTTTTAGAAGGAGAACCACATGTTACTAGGACAGGTTTTCAAACAATATACATGATGGCAACTGCCCACGGCGCTGCACAGGATTATGGTACAGATGTACTTCTTAACATGGGTAGTAATCAAGCGGCTTCTACAGCAGCAGTTCAAATAACAACAGATGGCACAGATCCTAGAAATGTTTTTCAACCTGGTGATATAGTAATAGGTCACACAGGTACAGTTGAAATGGAGGTTGTATCTGTAGATAGCGCAACAACAATGACAGTAAAAGATGTTAGTGCACAAATAGATGACGACGAACATCTAATATTAAAAAATCCAATAGAATTAAGACTTGGGTTAGAATATTAAAATAAATTAAATTAACTTAAATTAAATAAAATGACAAAAAAAGAAGAAGTAGTAGACTTAAAACCAAAAGCAGAAAAAATAACTAAAGAACAATTAGAAAAAGTTCAAAAGCTTATTAATGATATAAATAAATCTCAAATAGAAATAGGTCAAGTAGAAACTAGAAAACACGCGTTACTACACCATATATCTGCTTTACAAGAAGGTGTTGGAGAGTTAAGAAAAGAATTTGAAAAAGATTATGGAACTTCTGACATTAACATTCAAGATGGTATTATAAATTATCCAAAAGAAAATGGCGAAGTTAATAAGGAAGATTAGTATTGGTAAAGACTATAAGAACGACGCTATGCACTATGCTGTTGGTCAAGAGGTTTACGGTGGACATACTATTTGCGATATTATAGAAGAAGACGATAAGTTTTCTATATATATTAAAAAGAAAAAAGATGTACTACCTTGGAAAGACTTTAACAAAAATATGGCTGTATCTGTAGAATATAACCTAGAGTACTAATGAAAAGTGTTTACAACTTTGTTGTAACACCAAAAGGAAAAAGATATAACAATAAAAAAAAGATTGGAGACTCAGAGTTGATAGTTAACACTGAAATATTTAATCATCAATATGTAAATAGAGAAGCTATTGTCGTATCAACTCCAATTGTTGGTGAGACAGATATAAAAGCTGGGGATACAGTTGTAGTACACCACAATGTATTTCGTAGATGGCACGACATGAGTGGTGTAGAAAAAAATAGTAGAAGTTACTTTGACGAATCTACTTATTTTATAAACTACGATCAAATCTTTTTGTACAAAAGAAATGATAAGTGGATAGCTCCAAAAGGTTATTGTTTTGTAAAACCTTTAAAAGCAGTAGATCAATTTAATATTGAATCTGAAAAACCATTACAAGGTGTTGTTAAATATTCAGACGGTACAGTAAAGGTTAATGAACTAGTTGGTTTTATGCCAAATAGTGAATATGAGTTTATAGTAGATGGTGAAAGACTATATAGAGTTTTATCTAATTTTATTACAATTAAATATGAATATCAAGGAGACGAAGAAGAATATAATCCAAGCTGGGCACAAAGCAGTTGAAGAGCTGATTAAGGTAGCTAGAGAAGCAATAGTAGATTCAGACGATGATATATCAGCAGATAGACTTAAAAACGCGGCAGCTACTAAAAAACTAGCTATATTTGACGCATTTGAAATACTTAACAGAATCCAAGAAGAAGAACAACTACTTGAGGGCAAAACACCTAAAGAGACAGAGAAAAAAGCTTTTAAAGGATTCGCAGAAGGTAGATCTAAGTAATGTACGAGCAAAGTTTAGTTAAAATAATAGAACCTATTAAACGAACGACTATTAGTCGTCTTAACAAATCTAAAAAATGGAAATATGGATATGATAAAGAACATGACATCGTGGTTATCTCTAAAACTGGAAAAATTGGACAAGTGGTGGAGATTCAAAATCTGCGAATTGGGTTGCCGGCTGAACCGAAATCAGTGTACGTGCACCCTAAAAACAAGTGGCAAAAATTAGAGTATCCAAAAGAGCTAGCTAGGTTAAAAAACATATTTGATTGGAGAGCGTATCCAGAAGAACAAAAAGAACAGTGGTACAGCTATATAGACGAAGAATTTAAACGTAGAGAAGAAGGTTTTTGGTTTATGAATAACGGTAAACCAACTTATATAGTAGGAGCGCACTACATGTATTTACAGTGGAGTAAAATTGACGTTGGTGCGCCTGATTTTAGAGAAGCAAATAGATTGTTCTTTATATTTTGGGAAGCCTGCAAGGCAGACAAAAGATGCTATGGTATGTGTTATTTAAAAAACAGACGTAGTGGTTTTTCTTTTATGAGTTCTGCCGAAACAGTTAATTTAGCTACTCTTGCAAGTGATAGTAGATATGGTATACTATCTAAAACAGGTGCTGATGCTAAAAAAATGTTTACGGATAAAGTAGTACCAATTAGTATAAATTATCCATTTTTCTTTAAACCTATTCAAGATGGTATGGATAGACCTAAAACAGAGTTAGCATATAGAGTGCCAGCTAGCAAGTTTACAAGAAAAAAAATAACTAGCAACGAAAAGCTAGAAGAGCTAGAAGGTTTAGATACAACTATTGACTGGAAAAATACAGGAGATAATAGTTATGATGGTGAGAAACTAGCGTTATTAGTACATGATGAAAGCGGCAAATGGGAAAGACCCGATAATATTTTAAATAACTGGAGAGTTACAAAAACATGTTTACGGTTAGGTAGTAGGATTATAGGTAAATGTATGATGGGCTCAACTTCAAACGCACTAGATAAAGGTGGAGACAATTTTAAAAAACTATACAATGCATCAGATGTCACTAAAAGAAATAGAAATGGTCAGACAAAATCTGGTTTATATTCTTTGTTTATCCCAATGGAATGGAACTACGAAGGATTTATTGACGAGTACGGAGTTCCAGTATTCTCTACTCCTAACGTCGACATGTTTGCCCCAGATGGTGAACTAATAGATATAGGTGTAGTAGATAATTGGCAAAACGAAGTAGATGGTTTAAAAGATGATCAAGACGCTTTAAATGAATTTTACAGACAATTTCCTAGAACTGAAGAGCATGCGTTTAGAGATGAAACAAAAAACAGTATATTTAATTTAACAAAAATATACGAGCAAATAGATTACAACGAAGAGATGTCTAGAACACTTGGTATTACAACTGGTAATTTTCAGTGGGTAAATGGAGTTAAAGATTCTCAAGTTATATTTTATCCAGATGTAAAAGGTAGATTTAAAGTTAGTTGGGTTCCAAAATCTGGATTACAAAATAGAGTGGTACTTAAAAACGGTATAAAATATCCTGGTAATGAACACATGGGAGCATTTGGTTGTGACTCTTATGATATATCAGGGACTGTAGATGGAGAAGGATCTAAAGGAGCATTACACGGCTTAACCAGGTTTAGTATGGAGGACGCTCCTGCGAACAGCTTCTTTTTAGAATACTTATCAAGACCACCTACAGCTGAAATATTCTTTGAAGATGTATTAATGGCATTAGTTTTTTATGGTATGCCAATACTAGCAGAGAACAATAAACCAAGGTTGTTGTACTATTTAAGACGTAGAGGGTACAGAGGATTTAGTATGAATAGACCAGATAAAGTTTGGAATAAATTATCTGTTGCAGAAAAAGAAATAGGTGGTATACCTAACTCTAGCGAAGATATAAAACAAGCCCACGCAGCAGCAATTGAAATGTACATACAAGATCACGTTGGATTACGGCAAGATGGTAGCGTTGGTGATTTATATTTTAATGAGTTGTTAAACGATTGGGCTAAATTTGATATAAACAAAAGAACAAAATTTGATGCAACTATAAGTTCTGGTTTAGCTATAATGGCAAACAATAGGCATTTATACGCACCAAACCCAAAGGTTGAAAAACCAAAATTAAACATAAATATTTCCAAGTATAATAATGCAGGAAATAATTCACAAATAATAAAATAAATATGGCATATTCTAGTAAAAGTTATTTTCCAAGCCAAACGGTTAGTGATGCTGAAAAGTTAAGTTATGATTATGGTTTAAAAATAGCTAAAGCTATAGAAGCGGAATGGTTTAGTAATGATGCGAATAATAGTAGATATAGAAATAATTATAATAATTTTCATAATTTAAGATTATACGCTAGAGGCGAGCAGTCAATACAAAAATATAAGGATGAGTTATCTATAAACGGTGATTTGTCCTATTTAAATTTAGACTGGAAACCAGTACCAATTATATCTAAATTTGTAGATATAGTGGTAAATGGTATAGCTGAAAGAACATATGATATAAAAGCTTTTTCGCAATCACCTAATGGTATAGAAAAAAGAACTAAGTACATGGAGTCTATACTTAATGACATGCAGTATAAAGAATTTGATCAATTTGCTGCTGAAAATTTTGGTGTAAACACTAGAGAAAGCGAAGAAAAAGAATTACCAGAAACACCAGAAGAATTACAACTTCATATGCAGCTAACTTATAAACAAGCTGTAGAACTAGCGGAAGAACAAGCTTTAAATACATTATTTGAAGGTAACAATTACGAGTTAACAAAAAAACGATTTTATTATGATTTAACAGTTTTAGGTATTGGTGCTGTTAAAACAAATTTTACAACATCAGAAGGTGTTACGATAGATTATGTTGATCCAGCAGATTTAGTTTATTCATATACAGATTCACCTTACTTTGAAGATGTATATTATGTTGGAGAAGTTAAATCAATACCTGTTAATGAATTGGCAAAGCAGTTTCCACATTTAACAGAAAGTGATTTAAAAGATATAATGAATAACAAATCTTATCACAGAAACAGTAATAGAAGTAGGTACAGTTCAGATAAAGAAGATAATAATAAAATACAAGTTTTATATTTTAATTATAAAACTTATATGAATGAAGTTTATAAAATAAAAGAAACTGGTACTGGTGCTGATAAAATAATACCTAAAGATGATAATTTTAATCCACCTGAAAACAAAGAAGGTGGTTACTCAAGATTATTAAGATCTATAGAAGTTCTTTACGAAGGTGCTGTTATTTTAGGTACAGATAAATTACTTAAATGGGAAATAGCTAGTAATATGATGAGGCCAAAAAGTGATTACACTAAAGTAAAAATGAATTATGCTATTGTTGCGCCTAGAATGTATGATGGTAGAATTGACTCGCTAGTTAAGCGTATAACTGGTTTTGCTGATATGATACAGTTAACACATTTAAAACTACAACAAGTAATGTCGCGTATGGTACCAGATGGTGTTTATTTAGATGCCGATGGTTTAGCTGAAGTTGATTTAGGTAATGGTACTAATTACAACCCGCAAGAAGCTTTAAATATGTTTTTCCAAACAGGTAGTGTTATTGGTAGATCATTTACAAGTGAGGGTGATATGAATCCTGGTAAAGTACCTATTCAAGAAATAACAAGTGGTAGTGGTGGTAATAAAATGCAAGCTTTAATTGCTAATTATAATTACTACTTACAAATGATACGTGATGTAACCGGATTAAATGAAGCTAGAGATGGTAGTATGCCAGATAAAAACGCTTTAGTTGGTGTACAAAAATTAGCCGCGGCAAATAGTAATACAGCTACTAGGCATATATTGCAGGCTGGTTTATTTTTAACAGCTGAAACAGCGGAGTGTTTATCACTTAGAATATCTGATATATTAGAATATTCTCCAACAGCTGATGCTTTTATACAAGCTATAGGTGCTCACAATGTTGCTACATTAGAAGAAATGAAAGAACTACATCTTTATGACTTTGGAATATTTTTAGAGCTACAGCCAGACGAAGAAGAAAAAGCTAGACTTGAAAACAATATACAAATGGCGTTGCAACAAAAAAGTATAGAACTTGAAGACGCTATTGATCTTAGAGAAACACGTAATATTAAACTAGCAAATCAATTACTTAAAATACGTAGAAAGAAAAAAGAGGAGAAAGATAGAAGATTACAATTAGAAAATATACAAGCACAAACACAGTCTAATACTCAAGCTGCACAAGCGGCTGCGCAAGCTGATGTACAGAAAAATCAAGCATTAAACTCTAGTAAAGCAGAGTTGATGCAAATAGAAGCTAGAATAGATGCTCAAAAAATGCAAGCAGAAGCGCAGCTTAAAAAAGAGTTAATGGCTTTAGAGTTTCAATATAACATGCAATTAAAAGGTGCTGAAATACAAGGTATAAAAAATAGAGAAAAAGAAAAAGAAGATAGAAAAGACGAAAGAACAAAAATACAAGCTACACAACAATCAGAAATGATTGACCAAAGAAAAAGTGGTAAACCACCTAAAAACTTTGAATCCGCAGGTAATGATATACTAGATGGAGGATTTAATTTAGGTTCGTTTGACCCTAAGTAAATTTATTAATTATTATTATATTATATTATGGAAGAAAACAAAGAAAACGTAGTCAAAGAGACTACAAAAGAAAATGTTACTAAAGTTGAAGTTAAAGAAACTCCACAAGATGATAACATTGTAAAAGTAAACTTAGATAAACCACCAACACCAAAAGAAGAAAAAAATGAAACTAAAGAAGATAACGCTGACGACAGCGGAGTGGTTGCAGAGTCTAAAGATGCCGAGCCCACAGAAAAACAAGAAGAAGTACAACCGGAAGCAAAAGCACAAGAAGAATCAGTATTAGAAGAAATTACTGAAGAAGAAGATGAGCCTATTGAAACAACGGTTGAAGAAGTTGAAGAGGCTGTAGCAAAAGCAGAAGCTACAGGAGAACCACTACCAGAAAACATACAAAAGTTAATGGATTTTATGGATGAAACTGGTGGTGATTTAAGTGATTATGTTAAGCTTAATCAAGATTATTCAAAATTAAATGATCAAAATTTATTATATGAATACTACAAGCAAACAAAACCTCATTTAACAAATGAAGAAATAAACTTTCTTATGGAAGACTCTTTTTCTTACGACGAAGAAGAAGACGATGCACGAGAAATACAAAGAAAAAAACTAGCATTAAAAGAGCAAGTTGCCAGTGCTAGAAGCCACTTGGACGGGCAAAAGTCCAAATACTATGAAGAAATCAAAGCTGGTTCAAAGCTCACGCCTGAACAACAAAAAGCTGTAGATTTCTTTAATAGATACAACAAAGAGTCAGAAGCAACTCAAAAAACAGTTAAAAAGAACTCTGAAATTTTTACACAAAAAACTAATCAAGTTTTTAACGACAAGTTCAAAGGTTTTGAATACAATGTCGGTGATAAAAAATACAGGTTTAACGTAAACAATGCTGAAGAGATTAAAACAACTCAAAGTGATATAAATAATTTTACTAAAAAGTTTTTAGATAAAAATTCTACATTATCAGATGCTAAGGGTTATCATAAATCTTTATTTACAGCAATGAATGCAGATGCTGTTGCAAAACACTTTTACGAACAAGGTAAAGCTGATGCTATGAAAGATAGTGTCGCTAAATCTAAAAATGTAGATATGAATCCACGACAAGCTCATGGAAAAATTGAAGCAGGAGGTATGAAGTTTAAAGTGTTAGGTAGTGATTCTTCTGATTTGAAGTTTAAAATTAAAAATAATAAATAACAATTTAAAATTACAAAATTATGGCAATTACTGCAGGAGGTAGTTTGAATAGTGTACCTGCTCCACAGCAACAAGCACTATCTACAAATTACGTCGATTTTACAACAAGCTCAACTGAAGGTTGGGCGCAACAGTACTTACCTGAGTTAATGGAAAAAGAAGCTGAGGTTTTCGGACCTAGAACAATTTCTGGTTTCCTTAATCAAGTAGGTGCAGAAGAAGCAATGACTTCTGATCGAGTTATATGGTCTGAGCAATCAAGATTACATATTTCTTTAATAGGTACTATAGATTTAGATGGTAACGTATCTTCGTCTGGCGCAAAAGGTAAATTTACAAGCGTTACAGATATAGATGGTAATGCACTTACGTCTACACATGGTGTTCGTAATCACGATATCGTATTACTTTCAACTCCAGGTAAAGTATCTAGATGTTTAGTTACAGCTGTTGATGGTGCTGCTATTGGTCTTAGAGCTTATGACGAAGATGTTTTAACTGGTCACTCTGAAACTGCTAGTGCAGCTACTTTATTAGTTATCGGTTCTGAATTTAAGAAAGGTGATAGCTACGATGGTTCAACTACAAGAGGCGCTAACGAGCCTGACTTTAAAACTTTTACTAACAAGCCTATCATTATGAAAGATTACTATGAAGTATCTGGATCTGATGCTGGTAGAATTGGTTGGGTTGAAGTTTCTTCTGAAGGTGGTGCTTCTGGGTACTTATGGTACTTAAAAGCTGAAGCTGACACAAGAGCTCGTTTTACTGATTACTTAGAAATGGCAATGCTTGAGTCTATTCCAGGTTCTAATTCAACTAATGTTGATGGTGAACTAGGTTTATCTCCAGAAGGTGATGCTGGTACTGAAGGTTTATTCTATGCCATTGAGCAAAGAGGTAACGTTACTACTGGTGTTACTGGTGTTAATGCTGCTACTGATTTAGCTGAGTTTGATGCTATTTTAGCTGAGTTTGATAAGCAAGGTGCTATTGAAGAAAACATGATGTTCGTAAACAGAGCTACTAGTTTAGCAATGGATGACATGTTAGCTGCAATGAACTCTTATGGGGCTGGTGGTACTTCTTACGGAGTATTTAACAACTCTGAAGACATGGCACTTAATTTAGGTTTCTCTGGTTTCCGAAGAGGTTCTTATGACTTCTATAAGTCTGACTTTAGATACTTAAATGACAAAGCTACAAGAGGTGGTATTAATGCAACTGCTGGATCTGAAGCGTTAAGAGGTGTTATTATACCAGCTGGTTCTTCTTCAGTTTATGATCAAACTGTTGGGGCAGCTGTTAGACGTCCTTTCTTACACGTTAGATATAGAGCTTCACAAACTGATGACCGAAGAATGAAAACTTGGGTTACTGGTTCTGTTGGTGCTGCTACATCTGCTTTAGATGTGATGCAAATACACATGTTATCAGAAAGATGTTTAGTTACTCAAGGTGCTAACAACTTTATGTTAATGAAGTAAACTATTTTTAAAAGACCGGGGCTTCGGCCTCGGCCTTTTATTTTATTAATTTTATTATATATTATATTATGGCAAAAAAAGAAAAAACAATTATAGACAGAGCAAAAAACGCTTTTGGTCTAGAAACAGAAACTGTTGATAATACAGTTTTAAAAACACAAAAAGTTGAAACAAAAAAACCTAACTGGGAAATAAAAGATAGGGTTTATTATTTAAGTAGAAAAAGAAAGCCTTTGTCTTACATGGTTAGATCTGCGGGCATATATTTTTTTGACGAAGAAAAAGGATACGAAAGAGAACTTAAATATTGTGAAAATCAAAAAACACCTTTTGTAGATGAAATGAAAGGAGATCAAAGGTTATCACATATTATATTTAGAAATGGAGCTCTTCATGTTCCAAGAAATAAACAAACTTTACAAAAGTTACTATCTTTATACCACCCTCAAAGAAACGTATTATTTGAAGAGTGGAAACCAGAAGTAGAAGCTGCTGATGAACTAGAAGTTTTAGAACTAGAATTAGAAGCACTTAATATAGCTAAAACAATAGATGTTGATATGGCAGAAGCTATTATGCGTGTAGAGTATGGTTCTAAGGTATCTAGCATGAGTTCTAAAGAACTTAAAAGAGATTTGTTGCTTTATGCTAAAAACAATCCTGTTTTATTCTTAGAATTAGCTTCTGATGATAATGTTCAACTTAGAAATTTTGGTATTAAAGCTGTTGAATTTGGTATACTTAAATTATCTGATGATCAAAGAAACTTTTTATGGGCTTCTAATGGTAGAAAGTTAATGTCAGTACCTTTTGACGAGCATCCATACACCGCGTTAGCGCATTGGTTTAAGACTGATGAAGGTATGGAAATTTACTCCAATATTGAAAAAAGATTAAATCAATAATCAAACTGTAGAGCGGTCGCCCTATGGGGCGATCGTAACTACAAACTAAAAAATAATTATGGCAATAAGTATAGACGCAGTATATCAAAAAGTTTTAGTTCTAGCTAACAAAGAACAAAGAGGTTATATAACTCCGCAAGAGTTTAACTTATTAGCCGATCATGCTCAGATGGAAATATTTGAGCAATATTTTTATGATCTAGACCAGTTTCAAAGACTACCTGGTACTACAGAGATTTACGCGGATAAAATAAAAAACTTAAGAGAAAAAACTAATTTATTTCAAACTTATTCACCAAGCAGGTGTGAACTTGTAAATAGTGCTGGTTGGATGAATTTATATAATCATATGCATAAATCTGAACCTGAACAAAGAGGTGCTGATCTATATAGACTTGGAAAAATTACGGTTACTTACAAAAGCCAAGGTTTTAATACAGGTGTAGAAGCAGAATATATTGATCGTAATAAATTAACCCTACATAATAGTACAAAGCTATTAAAACGAGATGGGGAGAGTCCTTCCAGAAAACATCGATATACAACCCCAACTTACAGTATGTTTGATGATGGTGTAGCAATGCGTATTCAAATACATCCCTATCCAACGAGGTGGTACCAAGACAATAATTATACTGGTTCTGAAAAGACTTTTGTTGGTAATGATGGTAATTTAAGAGTTTATCCAGATTTAATACAAATATTTTATACAAGAAAACCTAAAAAACCTAATTGGGCTTATGTAGTTGTAAATGACAAACCATTATATAATTCAACTTCTTCTACTGATTTTGAATTACACGCTTCAGAAGAAACAGAGTTAGTATATAGAATATTAACTTTAGCTGGTGTTGCTATAGAAAAACCACAATTAACACAAGTAGGTGCCCAACTAACAGGTGCTCAAATTCAACAAGAAAAACAATAAATAAATGGGATTATTAGACAATACTACACAAAGAAATTATTATCAAGGTAATGACTTTGGTAATTATCAATTTATATCTTTACAAGAGCTAATAGCTCAATTTGAAGTTGCTTATGTTGGTAAAAATAAAATAATACCTAAAATAAATAAATTAGATATTCAATTTCATGCAATGAGGGCTTTGCAAGAATTTTCATTTGATACATTTAAGTCAATAAAGTCACAACAAATAGATGTTCCAGCAACACTTGTAATGCCTCTTCCTCATGATTATGTTAATTATACTAAAATATCTTCTGTTGATAGCGCTGGTATAAAACACATGTTATACCCAACAAAAGATACAAATAATCCTTTTCAAATAAAACAAGATAGTGATGGTATTTACGATTTTACCGTAGATTCTGTTTCTGGTTTAGTAAAAAATTATGATTTTTCTTCAACACCAATTACTGATGATTGGCAAACTATAACACCAACTAACAGTTTAACAAATTTGTATGAAGGTGGTATGGCGATTAGCGATGGTAAATTAAAAACAAGCTACCATACTCGAACAGGCGCTAGCGCGTATCAAAACGGTAGGGTAAATACTGCTTATCAGGCTATTGATGTTTCTGATATGGATTTTTTAGATATAAAAGCAGACGGTGTAGCTGATACTGTTGAATTTATAAGTGCTATAAATATTGGTACAGTAAGAGTCGGTATTAGTACTCAAGTACCAGAAAACAATTATATAAATAACTCAAACAACGCTGGTGTTGGGGCTGAAAGCTTAAGAAGTAACAATGTTAACGCTTCAATATTTGATTTAGTAACAAGCAGTGAACAACCTAGTTATGTTGAGTGGGTTGGGCCAAATACGGCTGGTTCAACTTCTGCAACTAAAGAATTATTAAATATTAATGTTAAAAACGTAGATACTGTTTATGTTGTTATTGTAATGTTTGTTGATTTTACAGTAGCATCAAGCGCACAGCATTCCGCTAAAAACTTAGGTGGTGATGGTGTGCCTATGTTAGCTAATTCCGTAGATAATGTAATCTTAACATCTTCTTCAAATTATTCAACTTTAATAACACCTGTTGGTAACGAAAAAAACTCTTCTACTTGGAATAATTACAAATCACAAGATCCTTCTGAAAATAGTATTAATGAATACCAAGACTATGAAAATAATGTATATTGGCCAAATGAAGGTGAAAGATATGGTTTAGAGCCTTCGCACTCTCAAACTAATGGTAGTTTTTATATAGACCCAAGACTTGGTAGAATACATTTTAGCTCTAATATTTCAGGAGAAACTGTGATCTTAGACTATATAAGTGATAGTCTTGGTACCGAAGAAGAAATGCAAGTTCATAAATTCGCTGAAGAAGCTATGTATAAACATATTGCACACGCTATAATATCTACATCTTCTTTACCAATACACCAACAGCTAGCACCAAGATTTAAAAAAGAAAAGTTTGCGGCTACAAGGCAAGCAAAATTAAGATTATCTAATATTAAATTAGAAGAATTAACTCAAATACTTAGAGGTAAGTCGAAACAAATAAAACACTAGTACATGCCAGAGATTAAGAATCAGTTTACCGGTGGTAAAATGAACAAAGATCTTGATGAAAGACTTGTTCCAAACGGTGAATATAGAGACGCAATGAACATACAAGTGTCAACATCAGAAGAATCTGACGTTGGTACAGTGCAAAATATACTTGGTAATACATTAGTTCAAAACCAAAATTTTATTGGAGATGATGCTTTTTGTGTAGGTAGCGTTTCAGATGAAAAAAACGATAAGCTTTATTATCTTATAGATAACAAAAAACAAATATTGCCAGACATGTATTTTGATGACGAGTCTAACTTTGTTAGTGATTCTTCATTTTCTAATAATTTTACTGGTGATGGTGTTGTTATTAATTCAAATATTGTACCTGGGGCTACCCCGACAACATATCCGGGATTTAGAACAAACACATTTAACTTAGAAGACGGAAAAAGATACAAAGTAGAAGTTGATATAAAAGATTTTAAAAACAATGATTCTCAAGGTGATATTAAAATATTTTTAGCCGGTATTAACACTGGTAACTCTGGTTACAGACCTTTAAATGATAGTTCATCTAGCAATTACATTTTAAACAATACTGATAAATACGTTAACATTTTTACATTTAATCAAGCTTCAAATAACAATAGCACTGAAATGAGACTTCAGTTTGAACTTGTTAACGGAACAGTTTATAGAAAAAGCTTAAGTATTAATAGTATATCTATATCAGAGCTAAATCCAATGGATAGTGAAGTTTTAGGAAATGATTTACTTGTAAATTTTATAGACAGCGATTGGGATATATATGGCGGGTTTGGTACTAGTTGGACAATTAGCAACAATGTTTTTCAAGCCGGTGCACAACCTGACTATGGCTACGCTCGTGTTACTGTACCTGAAATTATACAAGGAAATGAGTATGAAATAAAATACACTATTACAACTGGTGGTTCTGGTCAATTTATACTAGCAAATCACGGCTCAGGCAGTACGCCATCCCAAACAAATATTCACCTAGAAGAAAGTGTTGGAACTTACACTAAAAGATGGGTACAAGGATCTGGTAATGTTGGTAAAATAGTTTTATATAATGATGGGGCTTTTAATGGTGTAGTTGAAGATATTTCTGTTAGACAAGTTCTTAGCGTGCCATCACAAGTTAATAGTTGTATAGTAGAATATGATAATAAATCAAAAACTATAACACCTGTTTTGATAGATTCAACAGATGAAGTTTTAAATTTTTCAAGACAAAGATTAATAACAGGTATAAATATAGTAGATGATATGTTGTTTTTTACAGACAACTACACAGAACCTAAAAAAATAAATATACCTAGATCAATAAAAGGTACTAGCTCTGATTTTACTCATACTCAATTTATTAATGAACACAACGAAATAGAAACTGATATAAAAGAAGAACATATTACTGTTATTAAAAAACAACCAGTTTTAGCTCCATTAATAAAATTAAATACTCAAAGAAGCTTAAACGAAACATATACAGCAATAACACATGTTACCCCGCCTGGTTCTTCTGATGAAGATGCTATTGTCGGCGGTGATTATGATTTTGTAAACTTATCGTTAAACGATATTTTTTATCTTAGACTTTTTACAGATATAAATGATAATAATGATTTTGAATTGTCCTGGAACGTAGGTGATGAATTAGTAATAAAAGCTTTTGAAGGTCAAAATTATGACGAGCAGCCAGTTGTTCCTTTAACTAATTTTAATTTTAAAGTTAAAATATTAGAAGATCATTTAAATAGTTTTATGGGTTCTAGTTCTGGTTATACTTTAAATAACAACCCTAACTTTACAAATCCGACTATGGGAAGTTGGACTTCACATCACGGTCCTAATTATTTTGTATACAACGCTGCTCAAGATAGAATTGATGTTGACACTGCTTATGGCGGTGGTCAGAGTTGGGCTAAATTTACAAGTAGTACTATTAATTTTGTTTACGGTGCTACTTATGAAATGACTTTAGATATAGAGCGCGATAGTGGTAAGTACTCGGTACAAGTTCATACTGGAGCAGCTAATTTAAATATAACAAATCACAACCATAATGTTAGGCTTTATAATACTGGCGATAGAACAACAAGCGGCGTTCAAACTTTTACGTTTAAATTTGAACCTGGTCAGCTTAACTATACTATCCCAATGTTAAACGCTAATAATCCTTACAACCCCTCTTCTAGTTACAATAACAAAATAATGCTTCAGGGTGCTAGTATAAATAATGGAGGTTTTGTAGGTAGAGTAAATAGTTTTTCAATACGTAGAATAGACAATTTAAATCCTTATTTAAAAGTACGAGTTACTTCAATACCACTTCCAACACAAGGCACCCCACCTGGTTTATCACAACTAAACTACGTAGTAGATAGATATGATGAAAACTTAAGTATATTTGAATTTAAATTACCAAGAATAGCATATAGATATAGATATCAGGATAACGAGTACTCTGCTATATCACCATATTCTCAAGTCGCTTTTGTTCCAGGAAACTTTGATTACCATCCTAAAAAAGGTTATAACTTAGGTATGTCAAATAGAATAACATCTATTGAAGTTAGTGATTTTAAGAAAAATATTCCAGATGGTGTTAAAGAAATAGATATAATATACAAAGAGGATACATCTACTAATCTTTATGTTGTTGATACAATAACGCCTAACGCTATTTTAAATAATAATAATGCTTGGGACGAAGATACTTATACTATAAAAAACGAGCAAATATATAAAGCTATTAACGCCAACCAACTAATAAGACCTTGGGATAACGTACCTAAAGTAGCGTTAGCACAAGAAGTTGTTGGAAGTAGAATAGTGTACGCTAACTACAAACAAGGTTTTGATTTAAAATATAATAATGAAGATTATTATCCTGATTTTAATTTTAGTATTTTAAGTGAATCTATAAGCGAAAAACCTTTACCTTCTATAAAATCTTTACGAGACTATCAAATAGGTGCTGTTTTTGTAGACGAATATGGTAGAGAAACGCCTGTAATATCTAATTTTACAGCCACCAACAAATTAGGTAAAGCTTTTAGTGATAAACAAAATAAAATATCAGTATCTTTTAACAATAACAACTTTCCAGATGATTTAAAGTATTTTAAGTTTTTTATAAAAGAAACTTCTGGCGAATACTACAACATGGCTATGGATAGGTTTTATAATGCTGAAGATAATCAAATATGGCTTTCTTTTCCTTCTTCAGATGTAAATAAAGTAAATATTGATGATTTTTTAATATTAAAAAAAGGTATAGAAAAAGAAACTTTAGTAGTAGAAGAAGCTAGATATAAAGTTTTAGATATACAAAATGAAGCGCCAGATTTTATAAAACAGAAAAAATTACTCATAGAAAGTTTAACACACAACACTTCTTCTACTCCAGCTGTAAATATATTTTCTCAAAGCATTAATGACAATACTTTTCCATTAGAAGGAAAAAATACTTTTAAAATGGACTATGAAGAGTTTACAAATTCTGTAAGTACGAGTTTTGATGATCAGGATGGCGTTTTATATATAGAGTTTTCTAACACAATAACAAATGTAGTTTCTGAAAGATATAGAATAACTAAAATAAAAAGTGATTTTGGACAACAAGGAGTTACTTTAACGTCTTCACAGTACACAGTATTTTTAGAAAAAGTTTTAGGACCTGATGTTAATTTTATTGTAGACGATGTAAACAATGTAAGTTCTATACAAGATAATATTACTGTTAACATATATAGGTATGAAGTAGAAAATTCTGCTAAATTTGACGGTAAGTTTTTTATAAAAATAAACGCTGATGGAGTTATTGGTAGCAATATACTAACCAGTGAACTGAGTGGTAATTTAAGTTCTAATTATAGAACATTGTTGTCTAGAAGACTTTATTCTATGAATTCAAATCATAAAACAACCCATAGAGCTTTACTAACCGGTCAGTCATTAGGACAATACAACGAAGATTTTGGTAGATTTGCGCCATATTTTAGAAACTATCTACACGCTCCTAATGAATTTGAAATGTCAGAGTATAACTCAAATGCTAGTGGTAATATAGGTGCAAATATTAATGTTGGTCAATATGTTTTTGGCGATGTAGCTGGTGGAGTTTCACAATCTGAATATTACAAACAGGCTTTTGGTAGTGCTCATTGGAAATTTGAATTAGCAGTTATAACTGTTGGTAGAGATACTAATTCAGCTAATCAAGATTATAGTGGTAATGGTTGGTATGGTATTTTACCACCTGGATATGTAGCTAATAGCTCTGTAAACACTTGGACTAAAGAAGATATACAAAACCCAGCTAGACTAGCAGATAGTCATAACTGGAAAAAAGATGAAAGAGAAAATAACACGGTTTGGTTTATTGACAACGGTCCTAAAGTTAAACGTAAATATTTAAATTCTTTAAGTGGCATGGATTTTGGATTTGCTGGCGCTGGTGTTATTGGTGCGTTAGGAAATCAAGGTTTTAGCGCTAGTTCTGGATTATTAAAACTAGATATAGCGGCAGGTGGAATATTAAGAAACTCTAACTATGATGCTATGGGTAGAGCCACAAAAGTGCTACATGTTCATAGTAATGAAATGAGTCAAAGTAACTACTGGAACATTGGAACAGACGGTGGTAATAATAACTATGACATTGAAAACACTATAAAACTTGTTAACGCTTTAAATACTGGTAATAAATTTAGATTTAAAGAAGATCCTACAAATGAAGTTTACAGCGTTATTGGTGATAATCAGTATGCGTCGATAAGATATAAACGAGAAGGAACTAATAATTGGCTTTGGGAAGATGTTCTTGAAGACCCTACAAATCCATACTTTGAAGATGAATCAGGTGATACATGGCCAAATGGTACGGTTGAAAGCACTTGGAGTCCTAACACGGAAAAAAGATCTGCCCAACTTTCACCAAATTTTACTAGCAACTACGAGTTAACCGTTGTAAACTCCCAAAATCTTCCTGTTATAAGTTGGAATCCTGCTGGGCCAATAGGACCAATAGAAGAAGGGCTTGTTTTAACAAAAGCACATTCTGCTTATAGTGGTTCACAGTCAACAACTCCTAAAGCAACTCATGCAACGTCTGGTAGTAAGTGTTATATTTGTGTTGATGATTTAAATGCTACAGACGCAGACGGTAATAACGTTGTAATAAAAACAGGTTTAATATTATATTCACATTCAAACGCTGCTGCTGGTCATATTTTTAATGGTGCTGCTGGGTTTGAAGAGCTTTTAATTTGGAAAATAACAGAACACAATACTCACTTTAGACTACATCTTTGTGGTTATAGAACTATTTTAAATTTAAATGCTACAAGTTTAGAAATAACTGTTCATGATATAAAAACTAACTTACCTACAACCGCTCAAAACATGGTGTTTAAACAACCAACAATGAATGGTTACTCGCAGTATTCATGTAATAGATTAAATGCACAAGACCCGCTTAATCATGGTTATGGTGTTTTTGATGAAGATATGGGTATTGTAGGTGGTACGCCTGGTATAATGCCTGTGTTTTATAATTTAGAAATAGTTGAAGAAATAGAAAGAGAAGCTGTAATGCCTAGTAATCCAGCTATATGGGAAACAGAACCTAAAGAAAACACACCTTTAGATGTGTATTATGAGGCTAGTGGGTATAATCCTTTGTTTTTTACACAAGAAAATAAATATATAGCTATACCATTAGGTTCAAGTGTATCATCAGCAACTCCAGGTATTTCTATTACAAAAACAACAGTTGATAGCGTTGGTTATAATGGTACCGCTAACACGCTTGGTTTAAATGGAGATGGCACTGTGGGTACACCTGGTTGGTATATAAACTTTGCTTGGGGTGGTTCAACGTTTCTATTACCAGGCCAAACGAGCGGTAGTGGTCAAGGCCACGCTGTTAAAGTTAGTGATATTATACCTGGTCCTGGTGATGAAAAGAAAGGTCTTAATATTGGAGACGCAATAAAAATACATAAGCCAGATGGAAGTTCTATAACTGTAACTATTCAAGGTTGGGAAGGTGCTTATGGAGACGCTATTAACGGTTTTTACACAAATAGAATTTATGTTTTAGAAAACTTAAGCACCTTAAAAACTTCTTATACTTTAAATTGGTATAATTGCTTTTCGTTTGGAAACGGTGTTGAATCAAATAGAGTTAGAGATAGTTTTAATCTTCCATTTATGGCAAATGGAGTTAAAGCGTCTACAACATTAGAGTTTTCAAACTACAAAGAAGAACATAGAAAGTATGGTTTAATATATTCTGGTTTATACAATGCTAATAGCGGTGTAAATAATTTAAATCAATTTATAGCTGGTGAAAAAATTACAAAAGATATAAACCCAACTTATGGTAGTATACAAAAATTACATGCTAGAAACACTGATTTAATAACTTTATGTGAAGATAAAGTTTTACAAATACTAGCAAGTAAAGACGCTGTTTTTGAAGCAGATGGAAACCCACAGCTAGTTGCTACTAATAGAGTATTAGGTCAGTCTAGACCTTTTGTTGGTGAATATGGTATATCTAAAAACCCAGAGTCATTTGCATCTGAATCTTATAGAACTTATTTTACTGACAAAGTAAGAGGTGCTGTTATTAGATTATCAAAAGACGGGTTAACACCTATATCTGACGCTGGTATGAAAGACTGGTTTAGAGACAACCTAAAGTTAAGTAGAAAATTAATTGGAAGTTATGATGATAAAAAAGATCAATATAACTTAACTGTAAACTCTGCTGAAAACCCTGTAACAGTTTCATTTAAAGAAATCGTAAGGGGTTGGGTTAGTTTTAAATCATTTGTGCCTGAAAACGGTTTAAGCTGTGCTAATGATTATTTTACCGTTAAAAAAGGTAAATTATATCAGCATCATGTTGATAGTTTCTACGTGCAAGGACAAGAATATAATGTAAGTAGAAATACTTTTTATGGAGAATACACAAACTCAAGTATTGATGTTGTTTTAAACGAAGCACCTAGTAGTATAAAAAGTTTTCACGCTTTAACTTATGAAGGTAGTCAATCTAAAATAGATATTTTTGCTACAGATACAGCAACTGGTATAAGTGATGAACAATATTATAACGCAATAGCAAAAGACGGTTGGTATGTTAGTGGTATTACAACTGATCAAGCGCAAGGTAGTTTAAATGAGTTTATAGAAAAAGAAAAGAAATGGTTTAACTATATTAAAGGTGTTGATTCTATTGTAGATAAAACAACGGATTTTAGCGCTCTTGAAATACAAGGTTTAGGTGTAGTTGAAAGTGTTAATGGTAATTTTATAGATTTTTCTGGCGAAATAAATGTATCAATGCAAAAAGGAGACACTATATATTTTAATAGTAACAACAATATTACACAAGTTGGTAAAGTTGTTTTTATTAGTGGAGATACTATAGAGGTAGAGACTGGTGGCACAATGCCTCAAGCTTCAGATTATTGTTTCTTTGTTAAAAACAAAATAGTTAACATGTCTAATCTTTTAGGTTACTATGCTAACGCTAAATTTGAAAATAATTCTAAAGAAAAAGTTGAAATGTTTACTGTTTCAGCAGAAATAACTGAAAGTAGCAAATAATAAAATATGGCTAAAATAATAAAACAATTTAATTTAGATACGTCTAACATTTCTGCAGCTGGAGAAGTTAGAGGCTTTTCTATATCTGGAGATAACAACGCTGGTTTTTACTTATCTGTTAAAAACGAAGATAATAACTATTATAATTTTGTAACTCAAAAATTTCAAGCTAACGAAACTTTTTTAAAAGGCTCTGCATCTACTTCTGGTTATACAGGTATTATTGTTTTTCCACCTGTTACAGATGCGGATCAATATGAAGTTTATTTAGTTACAGATCCATCTCTTGATTCTGAGCATGCTGATTATATAGAAGTTAAAGATGAAGCTGGCGATATAGATGTTAATGCTAGTACTGGTTCTACTTCTAATTTTTTAAGAAAAAGAATAGTTCAAACTTTAACTCAATCAGCTTTATTTACAGTTGTTGACACAAGTAGTAATGCTGGTTTTACTAGTATGGCAGGAGAATTTGAACCAGGTATATTACAGGGTACAATAGGTAAACCAATACCAAAAACATCATTTACTTTAACTTTAACAGCAAACGCTACTACTAGTGCTTTTAGAATAGATAGACAACCTCAAGCAGATGATTTTGTAACTAGTATTACTGGTAGAACAATAGGTAATATAAAAGCTACAGGTTTTGCGGGTGAAACAACTAATAATAGATTTGGATTTTCAATAGATAATGCTGATGGTATTGAAGCTGGTATGGTTGTAACTGGTAGTAATGTTACAGCTAATACTGTTGTTACAGAAGGAAGAGAGTTTTCTATAGAATCAGAAGGTACAGATTTTGAAAAATCAATATTAAAACTAGCTAAAAAAGCCGTAAAACGAATAGGTAAAATTACACTTACAATAGACGAGGTGACAAAGCTTGTTACTAGATCTTTTGAGGGTATAATAAACTTTAACGTAGGTCAAGCTGACGCTTTAGAAGGGGATACTGACGTTAGTTTTTTTGCTTTTGGACCTCAAAAAATAAAACAAATGACTGGTTGGGATATTAAAGTGAGTAATTTAAAAGCAGAATTAACACCTATAACGGCTGTTACTAACGCTGCTACTTCTTCTGCTAATAATCTTGAACTTGTTGTTGCAAGAGGTATAATGGTAGACCATACAACTGTTAGTAGTATAAATTTAACAGAAAGAGTTGTTACTGGTTTGACTAGTTATAACGAGGCTAGTAATGGACATTCAAGAGGAACCGTAGGATTTACCGGAACAGCATCTTTAGAAAGTGGCGAAGTAGTAAACATTAATGGTTCTGGCCAAACAGTAACTGTAACTGGTGATATAGAGGTTATCGAGTGTGGTTCTAAAGTTGAAGAAACTACAATATCGATAGATGTAAGTAGATTTATAACAGCGGTTGTAACAACTAGTTAAAAGTAAAAAAACAGTGAAAACTGTGATAATAAATATATAAAATACTATAATGGAAGATAAAACAAAAAATTCACCTGTAAAAAATATATTTGCAAGCTTATTTAGTAGTGGCGCGGCAGCAGGAGGCGCAACAGCAGGAGGCACTGCTATAGGTGGACCACAAATGATGATGATCTCTGCTGGAGCAAGTTTGCTTAGTGGTCTTTTTGGTAGTAGACGAAGAAAAAGACAACAAAGAGCTGCACAAAAGCAATATGAAGAAATGAGAGCAGCTTATGAAGGTCTAGATACTAGCAATATATATGCTGACGTACAAAATCCTTACACGGGTATGGAAAACACTATGGAAGATTTAAGGGTTAATACACAGCAAGCAGATTTTATGGCTGAACAAGGCGCTCAAGCTAGAGCTGATATACTTGGTAGTTTTAGAGGTGCTGCGGGTGGTAGCGGTATAGCTGCTTTAGCGCAATCATTAGCTAATCAACAAACGCAACAAGCAGCTAGAATATCTGCATCGATAGGACAACAAGAGGCAGCTAATGAAAGAGCTAGAGCAATACAAGCAGGTAGATTACAAGAGTTAGAAAGAAAAGGTGAATTAC